AGCTATAGATCAAACAGTACCGGTACATTTGATGCCATTATCAATCCATTGACATTCAATCCTGGAACAGCAACCGCTGGGCGCCGCTATTTGATCATTGAAGATATCGGTGCAGTGGCCAACGTCAACTATTCTGCCGCGTGGGGCAATCTAGTGGCCAAGGCCAATGACATCATAGAGTATACAGGAACAGCTTGGAAGTTGATATTTTCACATGCTCAACATTCAAGCACCATGGTCTGGCAAACGAATATATACACTGGAGTACAATACCTATGGAACGGAGTTGCATGGGTTAAATCATTCGAAGGTGAGTATCAGCCAGGATCATGGAGACTAGAACTGTAACAGAACGTATTGTTTGTAGCGGAGCATTGTTCTACGCCAAATCAACACGACGATTCTTGCTATTACAAAAAGCACATGGCAAGCATGAAGGCACATGGGGTCTAGTTGGTGGTACAAACGTCACAGGGGAAACTCCATGGCAGGGTCTACAGCGCGAAATAGTAGAAGAAATTGGCTCACTTCCTGATATTAAAAAAACTATACCCCTAGAAACATTTGTATCAAACGATACCGTGTTTAACTTTCACACTTACTTGTGTGTGGTCGATGCTGAATTTATTCCTGTACTTAGCGATGAACATCAAGGATGGGCATGGGCCACTATAGATCGTGCCCCTAAACCACTGCATCAAGGACTGCGTAACAGTTTTAGTTCAAAAACTATTCGCACCAAACTACAAACCGTATTTGATCTAGTGGATTTGATCTAATGAATTTAACAAATTATTATTATTTTTTTAAATCAGCTATTGATCCCGATACTTGTAAAAAGATAATAGATCTTGGATTGACTCAAATGCAATCAGATAAAGATTCGGGTATCAATATTGAAGCATATACTGATGGCAATCGCGAAAAAAGTTCAAATCCAGATGCAGTTCCCCAGGGAGAACATTCTAAACAACAGTTACTGGGCCAAGGTGTTAAAAAAGCCTATGTTAGAGACAGCACAATTAGCTGGCTGAACGACCAATGGATATATGATCTGTTCTATCCTTATATAAACATGGCCAATAAACAAGCAGGCTGGCAGTGGCAATGGGACAATTCTGAACATTTTCAATTCACAGTATACGAGCCTGGCCAGTTTTACTCATGGCATCGAGATGGGTTCAGCGATCATCATAATGTTTATAAAAGATATCTTTACGGACAAACTCCAATACCGCTGTCTCCTAAGGGAAATTTACCTCCTGGATACACTACCAATCCCAGTCTAGTAGGCAAGGTAAGAAAAATCAGCATGACTGTTAATCTAAATGCGCCTGGAGATTATGAAGGTGGTAATTTAAAATTTGATTTTGGACAACATACTGACGGTGCTCAATTTTATGAATGTGAAGAAATTCGTCCGCAAGGGTCTATTATAATATTTCCTAGCTTTTTAGACCATTGTGTTACACCAGTAACCTCCGGTACTAGGTATAGTTTAGTACTTTGGTGTGTGGGAGATCCATATAGATGACAGCTCAGCACTTTTTTAAAGAAAATCAGTATGTAATTTTAAGAAATTTTATACCAGCTGATACAACACTTTTACTGTATCACTATTGTTTGAATCAAACACTTGCTATAGATTATAAAATTTTTAATGATAATAAATGTTATGATCCTGATTGGGACGGCAAATTTAGTGATGCCCAGGCTCCCGGAGCATACAGTAGATATGGTGATCCTTTAATGGATAGTTTATTATATCTTTGTTTGGATAAAATTAAAGACAATACCGGGCTTGAATTGAATCCCAATTATTCATATTGGAGATTATATCAACATGGGAATGTGTTGAAAAGACACATTGATCGACCTAGCTGTGAAATATCAACAACATTATGCTTGGGATATAATGTGTCCAATGTTGATCAAGACATGTACCCCGATTATACCTGGCCCATTTGGGTTAAATCTAATAATACCGAAATTCCTATTGACTTGCGACCTGGAGATATGTTAATATATAGAGGTTGTGATATTGATCATTGGCGTGAAAAGTATTTAGGTTTAAACCATGCACAAGTATTTTTACATTTTAGTGATGCTAATGGTCCGTATAAAAACATAAACGATGGAAGACCTAGACTCGGGCTACCAAAAAAGGTAGGAAATGGAGATGTTAATCATGAGTGATGCTATGAAAAATATGTCACCTGTTTTTAATTATGGTGATATCAAACAAGAACACAGAGATGCGGCTGTAGAAATTGCGCAATTATTAGAGCAGATGGATTTACCAATGGCTGCAGAACTGGTCAAGGAAAAATTCAAATTGATACAAAAAGAAAAATATGTTATTGACGATCACAAGTTTGTACAGGCATGTAAACATGCAGAAATATTTGTTAATATTCAAGGGCATTTAACAGACAACGGCATAGAATATCCAGTGGTATTATTAGCAGATGATTTTAGGAAATTTGCTAGTTTGTATAATATTATAAAAAATGACTGACACAGTTATTATAGATTTATTTTTTCCTAAATCGGCTCTAGTAGCTGACAATATAAACATTGATCAAATTCCACAGTATCTTGACAGAATCGATCAGCTTGATATTCTGCACGGTACTATCAGAGACCAACTATTTAATATCGACAGTAGTCACGGCACTAAGTCAGATCTGCATACTGATCCTATATTTTCGCCACTGGTAGAATCTATTAGTTATCTAGCTGGTGTCTATTTGGCAGAATACGGATACGACTCTGCCTTTATCAATCGCATTAAATTATGCAACATGTGGTTCAACAAAAGTAAGTCAGGGGATACTGTAGAAGCACACCAGCATCAAAGTTGTTTCTTATCGGGAGTATTTTACCTAACTACACCTCAAGGTAGTCAATTGAGATTTCATGATTTTACCAATAATTATCAAATACCTAGCACAATAACTAAAATGAGTATGAACTACAAATGGTATGATTGCGTTCCTGGAAGACTGATTATGTTCAAGAGTGATTTACCACACAGCACAAACAAACAACCTGATGGTGATCGAACCATTATTAGTTTCAATCTCAAGGAATATCAATGATAGTATACTGGGCCGCTTACACAGAATTTAGCACTGTAAGCCAATTTAAATTTCAAGAACCATATCCGGTATGGAAATCTATTAATGAAACATATCGAGATCTTCCTCCTCAGGAAAATTTCAAACTGTGCCCGGCTACGCAGGATTTTTATAAAAATGTATTTGAGTTACAATTTCCATGCAGTTATCATTTGGACATCTCAAGAGAAGGCGGTGGCACTAGGCTGACTAGCCCCGACCATGATCAGAAATTTTTTGATGAAATGATCATGTTCCGCAGTACAGGACATGGTCTTTATTCTTATAATGTAAGATATATTTTCTTCTGTGAGCAGAGTTTAGAAGTAAGCATGGAGCCAGCATACTTTAGCGATAGTAATTTTTCTTCCAAGACGATGTTGTTATCTGGAAAGTTTGATATAGGACGTTGGTTTAGGCCGTTTGATTGTGCATTTGTTATTAGAAATGGTGTAGAAACTATTGATATGACCGAGAACGATCCGTTTGCATACCTACGATTCCACACTGAAGAAAAAATAGAATTTAAACGGTTTAATAGATCGGATTCGATTAAACAACTACATTTAGAACTATTCGGCGTTCGAGGACAAAAACTACAAAAAGTCTATCCTTTGAGTTATTTTTATAGCGTATACGAGCGGATTAAAATTAAGAAATTATTGGCAAAAGAAATCAAATCCAATCTAATGGATTAGTATCTTACAATAACTACACCCGGGCCACCGTTTTGAGGACCAGTAGCAGGATTTCCGCCAGTACCAGCATTGCCGGTATTATTCCCCCCAGCTGCCGCAGGACTACTTGCATTACGACCATAACCACCGTTGCCGCCTGCGCCATAACTTACCGGACTTCCAGTTATACTAATAGCAACACCTGGGCCACCCGGTCCTGATGGATTACTGCCAGGTCCATCGCTGCCCCGACCGCCTGCCCCGCCGCCTCCACCACCAGCACCGTTCGGCCCTCCAGTCCATCTGCCAGTTCCGCCAGGATTTCCGTAACCTGTACCGGGACCGCTAGGGCCTTGGGTGGCTGTTCCTCCTGCCCAATCTTGTCCAAATCCTGATCCGCCGCCTCCTGATCCACCATTTCGTCCAGTTTGACCATAACCGCCTGAGCCGCCACCGTTGGCAGTTATACTACCAAACGTGCTGTTGCCTGCTTGATCACCACTAGGGGGTGCGCCGCCGGGACTACCGGGAGCTGTCATACCCACACCAACAGATAAGGGAACCGATCCTCCGGGTGTCACTGGATAACTGCTGGCATATACTACGCCGCCACCACCCCCTCCGCCACCCCCCTCGTTGCTATTGCCATATCCACCAGATGCTCCGGCTGCGACTACCAGTACTTGAATATTGCTAACCCCGCCAGGAACCCCAAAACTCGCACTGCCAGTAGCAGTGTATGATACCACTATTGGAGCATTTATGGTAATACTGTATGTGCCGCTGGTACCTGAATAGGTGTTGCCGGCATATGAAGTTGCCACTGCTGATACTGTGAATGAGTATGTGGTATTGGTGCCCACTGCATTGGCTGTTCCGCTAAAAGTGCCGTTGGTATTAAATGTCAAACCTGATGGAATTGATCCGCTAGCGATTGCATAAGAGCCAAGAGTTGCAAGAGGATCTGGACTAACCGCAGTTATTTGAGGATAGCTGTAACCGGATCTAGCACTGTCATAGACTGTGGCAAGGGATCCGGTCGCAGGGGTAAATGATGTTGGAGCGGCATTCCAAAACAGTACGGCAGCCAATGTGGCACTCAATCCGCTAGGGTTTGTAACCACCACGTTGAATGGATCTCTACCGTCAGCCGCAGCCGCCGCCGGAATAGGAAATGTAATCTGTGTACTACTAACTACCGTAGGACTTGACACTGCAATAACAGTATTAACCTTGTCAACTAGCGTTACTGTAGAGGCAGAGGCAAATAAACTACCGTTAATGGTAATAGTTGCACCTGTTGTATTAAAAGTTGTAGGACTAATACTTGAGATAGTCGGGGGCGCACTAATACTGTTCCAACTGGTGCCGTCATAATATTCTAAATAGTTTGTAGTGGTATTAAAGCGAGTCATACCCGCTTTGGCTGTTGTACTAACCAGTGTGCCTGGACGTTGTGCAGTAGTACCTGTTGGAAATACTATGGCTGATTGCGCTCCAGATGTATCCATAACTGCAAACGCACTTGGACTAGCTGTTTGTATGCTGACCAAACCACCTACGTAGACTGCACCGCCGATACCGGCACCGCCAGTGACCACTATGGCACCGTTATTGGTAGCTGAACTGGCCTGCGAGCTGGTAAAACTGAACACACCACTGGCTGAGCCTCCGGCCAGTGTAGTGGTACTGCTAGCGCCTAGAGTAGTAAATGAACCAGTTGATGCGGTAGATGCACCTATGGTAGTATTGTTAATTGATCCACCGCTAGCTGTTAAACTGGTAGTAACTACTGCACCACCTAGCCAGTCTTGAGCTATATAGTTGGCACCATCACTGATTAGAGTAATCACAGCGCCGCCAGCTAGAGATACACTGGTTGAGCTGGCTGTGATTCCAGGGCCGATAATAAAAGCAGGTGAAGATGATAGTGTGATAGCTGAACCAGTTGAGTTGTAAAATGTCTGAGTCGAACCAGTATATAATATTGGGTTTGGCAAAGTAACAGTACCTGATCCAGTTAGTGTGGTCAATAGGCCACTGGCAGGTGTAGTAATAATATTACCACCTGCAATGCTTCCTGTTGGGTTTACTGAGTTATAACGTGCCATGTTCTATTTAACTTTTAGGATATTTGTCTTTTACAGCTTGAATACGAGCTGTCATTTCTTTACTAAACAATTTATTATGAAACAAATCGTCTAGTTGTTCTTGTATACTAGGATATTCTTTAGATCTTTGAGTTTTATAAAATATTCCATGATCTCGTTCAAATAATTCCTTTTTAGTTTCAACTATTTTTTCACCACTTGGCATGGTATCTCCACCGTCATGAAGTGCGAACCCATCATCTGTATGAGTCGCGGCCACTCCTAGATATTCTAAAACATCTTTAAGAGTTACGTCATCCGGTGAGTTATATCGTGCCATTTTATATTTACTTTATATCCTGTTATTGAAAATCTTTCCAATTTAATGTTTCTTCATCCCATACATATAAATGCACTTTTTCCGGATACGGGATAGGCGGTTGCCATTGGCAAGTGTCCTCATTTAGTGTCCAGCTTGCCCAAGGCCTTGGAGGAATAAATGCATCTCGAGTCCGATCATAGGTATAGCCGATGCCTGCATAATTCTTTCTTAGAGCGACACCTCCGTCTGGCGTGCCGTCTGCGCCGTAATGAATACCGGCGTGTGTGTTGTAGCTGGTTTGTATCCATTCGCCAGGTCCTGATTGATCTACAAATGTGTCAAAAAATTCAGGGTTGGCAACAATCACTTGTGTTACTCGTCCGTCTACCACTTTTGCAAAATGTCCCATTTTTAATAAATCCTAATTAAACTGTATATCTAATAATGACTATACCGCTGCCACCTGATCGACTGCCGGTGTTGTTGTATGACCATCCGTTACAACCTCCACCACCTCCGGTATTTTGGCCGCCGAGTCCACCGATTGTATTATCACCATTTGTTCCGTTACCGCCGGAATTCAATGCTGAGCCGCCACCAGTGCCTGCTGGGCCGCCAGAACCACCAGCACAACTTCCACCGCCACCGCCACCAATACCGCCATCGCCACCTCGTGCGCTGGCGGATCCATATCCACCGTAACCACCACCGCCTGCCCAGTAATAACTAGTGCCGTTAATAGCATTAAGTACTCCAGGACCGCCTGCGCCACCAGCGGCACTACTTGGACTGCTAATGTCAAATCCAACTCCGCCTGCACCACCACCGCCACCGCCACCTCGAGGGTTATTTGAAAATACTGAAGATCCAGTACCACCACGATTACCTTGACCAACTGTGCCGCTACCGTAAGGATAGCTACTAGCATTATCTGACGATCCTCCGCCAGAACCGCCGCTAGTTCCTGATACTGATGTACCGCCGCTTTGGTGTGATCCACCACCACCACCGCCGTAGGCAGTTAGACCAAATACTGTAGTATTGCCACCTGTACCGCCTGCGGATCCCGGTGCACCACCAACTGCGCCACCGCCGATTACTACACTATAACTACCTACGCTGGCTGTATAAGTTCCTGTTAGATATCCACCAGCACCTCCACCCCCGCCCAGTGTTCCGCCGCCACCCCCGCCGGCAATGACCATATATTCTATGCTTTTTGCACCGCTAAGTACTTGGAACGTACCTGAATTTGTAAATTGATGATATTTGTAAGTGTTTGGACCCGATGTATAAGTAGACACAACATCCCCGCCGCTAGCAGAAAACGCACCAATCCCGATCCATCCGCTAGAACCTGGATCATAATATTCTATATAGCCAGTTGTGCTGTTTTTTCGCATCATGCCATTGACCCCAGTTGGACGTTGAGCAGTGGTACCTACTGGAAGAATTATTGCGTCCGTACGTGACCCCATGTCTAGTGTAGCTCCAGGAATAGTTGTGCCTATACCAACATTACCGCTGGTATCAATTCGTGCTTTTTCTGAGTTGTTGATTAAAAATAATAGGGGAGTTGATCCAGTCGTACCGACACCCGAATCACCTGAGTCAGATTTCAAACGGAGCTGTGAGCCACCGACATATGTCACGTAAATATTTCGACCAGTTGCTCCTGAAACTTCAAGATTGGCTCCTGGATTATTAGTTCCGATTCCAACTGAATCCCCAAAATATGATTTCCCGCCCACGTTTAGTATACCAGCAATACTGGCACCACCAGTTACCTGTACAGCACCAGTACTTGTTGTACCTAGTGTTGCGGCAGCATTGTTTGTAAATGTTGATATACCACTAAATGCACCAGTTGTAGCAGTCATGCCAGCCAGTGTAGTTGTACTGGTTACATTTAGGGTTGAAAATTTACCAGTTCCTGTGGTTGTAGCACCAATATTGATGCCATCTATAGTTCCACCAGTTGCAACCAAATTGGCTGTGCTGACGGTACCACCTAACCAATCTTGTGCTAGATAGTTTGCACCATCGCTGATCGCAGTGAAAATACTACCAGCAGGTATACTGATTGAGCTAGCTGAAGCAATGCCCGGTGCAATAAA